CTGACAAATACGGCAGCATTCGTGAATTTGGCACGGAGGAAAAGGTTAAACGTGACAAGGATAGATCGGCAAAAAAAGCAGTTTTATCCGTTGCTAGTGCGCCATTAGTAATTCCTCTTGAAACATTAACTGAAGAAATGCCTAGAGAACGAGCTACCCCTATGGGGGGTGCAGCGGAGTATCTAGGTTCTAGAGGAAAAGCCGCAGCTAAAGCTTTAAAAAATGCGGCTAAAAATGTTCGCGAATCTTTTGGTGAATTGCAAGGCGCCACGCAACAAGAAGAGGATTTAGATAGAGAGCTTGCAAGCCAAGTGCGACGCGAAACGCGTGGAATGAAGAAGGGCGGGGCTGTAAAGTCTGCGTCATCTCGTGCAGATGGCTGCGCCAAACGCGGCAAAACTCGTGGAAAAATGGTGTAAAAATGGCAGAAACCACTAGTACTACCAGTTTTAACCCAACACTCAATGACCTTATTGAAGAGGCGTTCGAGCGGTGTGGGCTTGAGCTGCGTAGTGGCTATGATTTTCGTACTGCCCGCCGCAGCCTGAACTTCTTGCTGACGGAGTGGGCGAACCGGGGTATCAACCTGTGGACGATTGAGCAGGGTCAAATCACGCTAGTACAAGGGACGCATACTTATGATCTGCCTATCGACACCGTTGATCTTCTTGAGCATGTTATTCGTACTTTCCCTGGCTCTAATGCCAACCAGACTGATATCAACATTAACCGGATCTCAGTATCCACGTACGCAACCATCCCAAACAAACTGACCCAAGGCCGCCCGATTCAGGTTTGGGTGAACCGTCAGTCTGGTCAGACAACGGATGGTGAGATAGCGTACCCACAGATTAATGTGTGGCCAACACCGGATCAGGGAACGGTAGAGTCTCCGTACTACTACTTTGTGTACTGGCGGTTGCGCAGGATGTTTGACGCCGGCAACGGTGCGAACGTGGAAGATATTCCATTTCGTTTCCAGAACTGTTTGGTTGCGGGCTTGGCATACATGCTGGCCATGAAGCTGCCGAACGCGTTTGACCGAGTTCAGATGCTGAAGGCGCAGTATGACGAGGCATGGGAAATGGCAGCGGGCGAAGACCGCGAGAAGGCGCCAGATCGCCTGGTGCCACGGATGATTACTTACAGGTAATGTATGCCACTGAAGGATCCAGAAGCCAGGAAGGCCTATAACAAAGCTTATGCTCAGCGTAATAGGGAAAAGGCGTACGAAAGAATAAAAGAGTGGCGAGCAGCAAATCCTGATAAATGGGCAGAGCAAAGCAAAAGATATGCAGAAAAGTATCCAGAAAAGGCTGTACAAAGAACGCAGGGGTGGAGAAAAAGGCATCCTGAAAGAGCGGCAGAATCTTCTAGGAAAACTAGACAAAAACATGCGGCAAGGGTTTTGGCAAATAAGGCCAAGTATCGAGCTGTAAAGTTACAGGCAACACCAAGTTGGCTAAATAAAGGACATTGGTTTGAAATTGGTTGCGTGTATTTATATAGAGACGCGCTGAAACGGATAGGATTGGATTACCACGTAGATCATATTGTGCCGTTGCAGGGCAGTAAAGTATCTGGGCTGCATGTGCCAGAAAACTTACAGGTTTTGCCGGCAGAACAGAACAGATTGAAGAATAACCACTATGCCGAGTAAGTATGCGTCAGGTAAAAAATCTATTGCTGAGTGCGATAGATGTGGATTTCGTTATATGTTGAAAGAGCTTAAAACGCTCACTATTAAGACAAAGAATGTCAAAATAAAAGTATGTCAAACGTGTTGGGAGCCGGACCAGCCTCAACTTAGTTTGGGCATGTACCCGGTTACAGATGCGCAGGCGGTTCGGGAGCCAAGGCCGGATGTAAGTTACACCCAGTCTGGATATACGGGGTTGCAGACTAAGTTTAATACTGGACCTGCGGAAGATGAGACTGGGTATCCAGGCGGCGGTAGCAGGATTATTCAGTGGGGATGGAACCCGATTGGCGGGGCGAGCGCAAATGATGCAGGATTGACCCCTAATAACTTAGTAGCCACAACGGTAGTGGGTAGCGTAACGGTAACAAACACTGTATAGGAGTAGAAAATGGATACCAGCAAGATGAAATCGATTGCCTCTAAGGCGGTCAAAACCCATGAAAAGCGTATGCACAACATGGCAAAAGGTGGCGTTACAGGTGAAGCCATGAAAAAATACGGGCGGAACATGGCTCGTGCTATGAATCAGCGTGGCAACTCAAGGGGCAAATAATGGCTAAGTTCTCGATGAAAAAGCAGGGGAAGGAAATTGGTCCTGCATCGACATACGCCGGGCCGCACACAATGGAAGGCGGCGCGACCAACGTCAATAGCTACAGTGGATACACGCCTGGTGCCAAAGTGCTGGATGGGATTAACCCGTCGGTAGGCGGTATCAGCAAGGGCAACTACAAGCCAATCAATCCGTACGGTGTTGGTGAGATGCGTGGTTATGGCGCTGCTACCAAAGGCCGCAAGATCAGTGGCAAGATGGGGTAACCTGTGACATACACCGAGCTAGTCAACGCCATCAAGGCGTACACGGAGAACTACGACGCTGACTTTGAAGCGTATATCGACACGTTCATACGTCAGGCTGAGACGCGCATTTATAACTCGGTGCAGATTCCTGCCCTGCGTAGGAACCAGACTGGTTTGATTACTGGCGGCAATAAGTACCTATCTGCCCCAACTGATTTTTTGGCGGTGTATTCGATGGCGGTTATCGACAACGATAACAACTACACGTACTTGCTAGACAAAGATGTGAACTTTATTCGTGAAGCGTATCCCAGTCCGAGCGATCAAGGGCTGCCTTTGTACTACGGTATTTTTGGGCCAACGGTTGTAAGCAATGTTATCAGCAATGATTTAAGTTTTATTCTTGGTCCAACGCCAGATCAGACTTATACCGTTGAGCTGCATTACTACTATTACCCAGAATCAATTGTAGACGCGACAGGCGGGACTACATGGCTCAGTGATAATTTTGATCCTGCTCTTTTATATGGTGCGCTACGTGAAGCGTATCTATTTATGAAGGGTGAAGCTGATCTTATCCAAAATGTGGACGCCAAGTACAACGAAGCTATGGGTCAACTGAAACGTCTGGGCGATGGCCTGGAGCGTCAGGATGCTTACAGGTCTGGTCAAGTTAGAGTTAAGGTGACGTAATGACTATCCGTCAGGGGCTAACTACCAGCTTCAAGCAGCAGATGCTGACCGGAGCGCAGAATCTTTCGACAGATACGTTGAAGATCGCGCTCTACACGGCGTTAGCTTCGATTGATGAAACAACTACTGAGTACACCACGACCAATGAAATTGTGGGTACAGGATATACAGCTGGCGGGGTTACGCTGTCTAACGTAACTATTTCCACATCTCAGACCACCGCTTACGTCACGTTTGACAATCCTACTTGGGATCCTGCTTCGCTTACTGCGCGAGGCGCGTTGATCTACAACAACACGCAGTCAAACGCTTCGATAGCGGTGATTGACTTTGGCAGCGACAAAACGATGTCCCCTGCTTTTGTAATTCAGATGCCAGCTAACACAGCGTCTACGGCTTTAATCCGTATTGAGTAGAAATATTTTTGGAGAGATTGTCATGAACGTAGAAAAGGCTAAATGCGCTGACACAACTGCCGCTGGAGTTGCGCTTGGCGCTGGGTTTGGAGAAGGCGCATCAGGTGGTGGTGTGTTTCATTTTCAGTGCTTTGATAAAGATGGCAATCTGAAATGGGAAGATTGGGCGCATAACTTGGTGGTAAACCAAGGCCTAAAAGACATGAACGATAAGTACTTTAGTGGATCGGGTTATACCGCTACTTGGTACTTGGGTCTTATTAATGCCAGCCCAACTCCGTCCTACGCAGCGGGCGATACTGCGGCGTTGCATGCGGGTTGGTCAGAGACAACTGCATATTCGCAGTCAAACCGTCCTACGGCAACATTCGGCGCGGCGACAACTGCGGATCCGTCTGTTATCTCAAATAGCGCATCTCCTGCTGTTTTCTCAATCAACGGCACGGTAACTGTAGCTGGTGCATTTTTGATTAGTGAAAACACAAAGGGCGGAACGTCTGGAGTATTGTTTTCTGAAGCAAACTTTCAAGCGCCAGGCTCCAGATCGGTGATAAGCGGAGACACGTTAAATGTAACTTATCAGTTTAGCCTTGATGCTGCGTAAGGAGAAATGAATGGCAACCAAGTTTAAAAAAGGTGATGCAGTCAAGGTTAATGCTGTTTTGCCGCAAGGCCCAGTCGAAGCGTTGCGCATGACTGAGGATGGCGAATTCTTTTACATGATTTCTTGGACAGACGCTGATGGCAAAACATTGGTGCGCTGGTTCAAGGAAGAAGACCTAGTAGCAGCCTAGTGTGTTTTCAGCGACTGCCTTTTCTCAGGTAACGTACGCATCTGCGCCTGGATTCATTTATTCGGCAGATGTGCAGGAAACGGCTGTCGCCGCAGATCAAGTAAACACCAACGCAATACTTCTAAGTAGTGTTCAAGAAACCGCTACAGCGGCAGATCAAATAAACGTCAGTCTTGTTGTAGATGGTAGCGTTACAGAAACTGCTACAGCAACAGATCAAGTTTCAGCCAATTATGTAGTTAATGGCAGCGTCAATGAATCTGCCGCTATATCAGATCAAGCGTCTTCGGTTACAAGTTTTGCCGAGGCTGTTGTAGAGGGGGCTTCTGCATCAGACGTTGTTTCTGCTGCCGCGAGCTTTGGTTGTTTTGTAGCAGAGCTGTGCAATGCAGCTGAACAAATCTCGGCCTCTTCCGTATTTTCCGTAGTAGTACAAGAAATTGCTAGTGGGCTGGATAGCGTCAGCAGTAATTTTATACTTAACGTTTTGGTAACAGAAATATGTGCTGTTGCTGAGTCAATAAGCGCAAGTGGCGCTCTAAATAGTGTTGTTCAAGAATCTGCTAATACGCAAGATCAGATTTTTACTACCGCCACCTTAAATCTGTCGGTTCAAGAAGGTGCTACTGGAGCAGATACGTTATTTTCTGCTGGGGCATTTATTGCTCAGATACAGGAAAGTGTTGCGGCGGCAGATTTATTTATTAGCAGTCTGCCGTGGAATCCAATAAATACCAATCCAGACCTTGCATGGTCGGATATTGTTACTGATGTTAATCAGAGAGCGCCTGGTATTGCCACGTATGCCGGCGGCCCATTTGCGTTTGGTCCGTTTGCTGCGCTAGATGCTAATTACATATCAGCTTTATGGCAGAACCAGAACACGCCACAGACCGCTAGCTGGAAGTCAATTGATCAAGAAACACAGAGCTGGCAAAATATTAACACTCCAGAATCAGGGTCTTGGACACTGATTAAAACAGTAGATTAAGGTGACATCATGGCGCTTGTTGTTAAAGATAGAGTTCGACAGTTAACGACTACGACTGGTACAGGCACTGTGACCTTGAGCGGTACTGTAACGGGGTTTCAAACGTTTTCTGTTATTGGCGATGGCAACACAACGTACTACGCAATAGTAGACGGCGCGACGGGCGATTGGGAAGTTGGTATTGGTACATACACCGCCAGCGGCACAACGCTATCCAGGGATGTAATTCTAGAGTCTAGCAATAGCAACAATGCTGTGCCGTTTGGTTCCGGCAGTAAAGATGTGTTCTGTACTTATCCCGCTGATCGTTCGGTAACAAGCGATTACCCGAACGTCTTTACCAACAATCAAGTCATTTCAGACAACAGCACAAATGCTGCATTAAGAGTTACGCAGACAGGAACTGGCAACGCCCTGCTGGTGGAGGATAGTGCTAATCCTGACAGTACGCCATTTGTGGTTACCGCAGACGGTCGATTAGTCGTAGGTAGCGGAACTGCTTCCGTTTCTGGGCCCGGTAGTGCCATATCTTTTATACAGGCGAATGGAGCTGCTGCTGGCGCAGCGTCAGTTGCTTCCCTTCGGTGGTCAAACGATGCAAACCAGCCGTTTTATTTTTTCGCTAAAAGCCGCAGTACTACCATAGGTACATACGGCTCTATAGTCCAGAGCGGAGATGTGCTAGGAACGGTATCTTTTTCTGGCGATGATGGAGTTGGCCCTATTCAAGCGGCGACGATTTCTGCCGCAGTAGACGGCACTCCCGGCACTAACGATATGCCCGGACGTTTGACGTTCTCCACCACGGCTGATGGCGCAAGCACTACAACAGAACGGATGCGGATTAATAGCGCGGGGGCTGTGGGAATTGGAACAAGCGGCCTTACGGGTGTAAATTTATCTGTTAGTAAAAATATCACTGGTTCGATCACTGGATATGGTGTTCGCTCTACTGGGCAAATTCAAACAGATGTAACTTCCCAAGCAAGGATGTTTGATTCTAGTGTTTCGCTTGCTTCTGGGTCATTTACACTTACCACTTTATATCATTACTATACCTCTCAAGGCTCAATTGGTGGTGCAACTGTAACAAATCAGATTGGGTACTTAGCCGAAAGCACCCTAACCGGCGCAACCAACAACTACGGCTTCTACTCCGACATCGCATCCGGCACAGGCCGATGGAACTTCTATGCGAATGGCACGGCTAAGAACATCTTTGCAGGTCAGACCTCTATAGGTGGATTAGAAGGTGCAGAATCCCTGCGTGTTGCGACTGTTGCGAGTGCGGTGAATAGAATTGAAGCGTTTGGAGCAACTACAGGAAATTCACCATACATTTTTGCAAATGGTTCAGACACCAATGTTAATTTAACCATCTATGCCAAAGGTACTGGAGTAGTATTTTTAGATACCAACGCGTCTACTGCTACAGCTTTTGGAGTTGAATTAGGTGCTTCAACTACTGTAAATCGCGATATTTATATTGACTTCCATTCTTCATCTGGTACGGATTACGACTTTAGAATTATTAGAAATAGTGGAGTAAATGGTGTCATTGAATACGTAAACGCAGGAACAGGATCACAAGTATTTAAAACCAACGCTGCTTCACAGCAATTTGTCGTCTCCCACACCGCTTCCGCAGTTAATTATGTGCAGGTGACAGGATCAGCCACAAACAACGCAGTAGCTATATCTGCACAAGGAACCGATGCTAACGTCAGCATAGCGCTGACTCCTAAAGGTACAGGTGCAGTTAATTTCGATGGTCAGGTATCGCTCAATAAAGATTACGTTGAAAAACGCTTTACCGCAAACTCCAGCACAAGTATCACATTAGACCTTGTTAACGGCACGTTGCAAGACATCACGCTGACTGCGACGACGACGATCACAATGCCGACAGCAGTCGCTGGTAAGTCATTCATTCTGTTTTTGCGTTCGGGTGCAGGTAGCTATGG